AAGATAAGTCCGACAAGAAACATGAGCTGGAGATGGCTCGTTTGCAGACGGAACGGGAGCTTCAGATGATGGAGAGAGGCTTTGCAGCCCAAGCCCATGTAGAAGAGATTAAGACCCAGCAGATTGAGATGCAGACCCAAGCCCAAGAAAGGGCGTCTTTGTATGCTCACGACATCGAGATTGGCAAGGGTGCTTCCCAGTGGGTTACTAACTCTAGGGCTATGGTTAGACCAGCCATTACCTACGGGATGTTCATCATGTTTATGTTTGTGGAAATCTTTGGTTTCTGGTTTGCCTTTCATCGGGAAGTGGCTTTTGACGTAGCGCTAAACCTGTTGTGGGATGATGAGACACAGATTATCTGGGCAAGTATTGTTTCTTTCTGGTTTGGCACACAGGCATTTAAGAAGTGAAAGTAAGCGATAAAGCCATCAAAATGATTAAGCACCATGAGGGTGTCCGTCAGCGTCCATATCGCTGTCCCGCAAAATTGTGGACGATTGGTGTTGGGCATGTACTCTACCCACGGCAAGGTGCTTTAAAGATAGAAGAACGGGATAGTACACCCTTGGAATATAAAGACGACCGTACCTTTTCTATGGAGGAAGTAGATGACATTCTTAGAGACGACCTTAATCGCTTTGAGCGAGGTGTTGAACGCTTCTGTCCTGTCAAGCTCACTCAAGGTCAATTCGATGCTCTTGTATCTTTTAGCTTTAATGTTGGTCTGGGAACACTACAGCGCAGCACCCTCCGTCAGAAGGTTATTCGGGGCGAAATGGAAGAAGCAGCAGAAGAGTTCTTGAAATATACGCTGGCTGGGGGTAAAGTACTGAAAGGCTTAGTCACTCGCAGAAACGACGAACGAGCATTATTCTTATCTTAGGGTAAACCCGTATGCCATTTATTAAAGTACAACTAAAACCAGGTGTTAACAGAGACCAAACCAACTATACCAACGAAGGTGGATGGTATGAGTGTGACAAAATTCGTTTTCGTTCTGGGCAACCGCAAAAAATAGGTGGATGGCTTAAAGCTATTTTTACACCTTTAATTGGTACATGCCGTCAGATGTTTGGTTGGTTTACTACATTTGGCGACAATTTTTTAGCTCTTGGCACAAACGTAAAAGTTTACATAGATGCGGGCGGTGCTTTATACGATGTTACCCCAATACGTGAAATAACCGCTCCTGGGGCAATTACATTTTCTGCAGTAACAATAGCACCTTTTTCGTCTACCATTACTGTAACTGATCCAGCGCATGGTTGTGTTGACGGGTCGTATGTAACATATAGCGGCGCAGTTTCTTTGGGCGGCAATATTACAGCCGCAGTATTAAACCAAGAATACGAAGTTGTATCTGTTATATCTTCTAGCCAGTACACAATAACTGCAAAAAATACTAGCGGTGTTACGGTTATTTCTAATGCTTCTGATACTGGAAACGGCGGCGTTCTTACAGTAGGGCGGTACCAAATAAACCCAGGTTCGGCTGGTGGAGTCTACGGATATGGCTGGGGTACTGGAACTTGGGGTCGTGGCACATGGGGTTCTTCGTCAACTGTACCTTATATTAATCCTCAAACAGACTGGATATTTGCCAACTTTAATAACGATTTACTAATGAATCGTAGAGAAAACAGTAAAGGTCCTATTTATATATGGCAACGCGGGATCTTAGGAACCCCAGGAGTAGCGTTAGCAACTAGAGCCGTTTTATTATCTTCTATTGCTGGTGCGTCTGATGTTCCTGCAGAAGTCGGGATTATCTTAGTTTCTCAGAATGACAAACATTTACTTGCTTTTGGTGCTACTGAGTACGCAGGTGCTACTTATAACCCTCTGTTAATACGCTGGGCAAACCAAGACGAGCCAGAGAATTGGACTCCTTTAGTTACTAATTCAGCGGGTTTCTTACAAGTTTCTCGCGGTTCTAGAATTGTTTCTGTAATACCAACACGCCAAGAAATATTAGTATTTACAGATACTACTCTTAATTCCTTGCAATTCCTTGGCACTACGGACGTATTTGGTATTCAAGAATTGTCAGACAATATTTCTGTGGCTAGTGTCAGGTCTGTCACTATGGCTAATAACGTGGTTTATTGGATGGGTATTGATAAGTTTTATGCCTATAACGGTAGGGTAGAAACACTGCCGTGTACCCTTCGTAATCATGTTTTCCAGAACTTAAACTACGATCAATTAGACCAAGTTATTTGTGGCACAAATGAAGGCTGGAACGAAGTATGGTGGTTCTACCCAACAGCTAATAGTCCAACTAATGATGCCTATGTTGTTTATAATCATGTGGATAAAATTTGGTATTATGGGTCTATAAATAGAACCGCTTGGATAGATAATCCATTACGCCAGTACCCCCAAGCAGTGGGCGGGCAGTATTTGTATAACCACGAAGAAGGCATTAACGATGACGTATCGCCTATGAATGCTTATATTAGGTCTTCCGACTTTGATTTAGGAGAAGGTGAGAACTATATGCTTTTAAGGCGTCTCATACCAGACGTTCAGTTTGACGGTTCTACTGCCGCAACGCCAGCTGTTGATATTACTCTTTACCCAAGAAACTACCCAGGAACTGCGTCATTTAATGGCGCAATAAATACTAGACCTATTATTGAAACTTCAGCAAATATCTATACAGAACAAGTATTTATTAGAAGCCGTGCACGGCAAATGGCGCTTCAAATAGCGTCTGATGAGTTAGGTGTTCAATGGCAATTAGGTAGTCCTCGAATAGATGCTAGAGCAGATGGAAAACAATAATGGATTGCGCACCATACAATATCAAAGCGCCTGCGCTACCCTTACCCACTTTACAATATGAAAAATCCCAACAAGAACAATTTCAGTACGCACTGCGCCTGTACTTTAATCGGTTGGACAACTATTTGGCGCAGTTAAGTGCGTGTATAAATATGAGCGGAACAATTAACAACCCAACCTATGTAGCAATTAACGGTACAAATGTGGACGCTTTTGGGCGTTTGCGGGTTTCTGAGCCATTTACTCTTTTTGATTCGTCCCATCGCTATGCAGACAATAACTTATGGGCTACTAGCACCACAGGAACCGCTGCCGCTACATTTAGTGCAGCCGAAGGACTTGTTAATTTAACCGTAGGCTCGGCTAGTGGCGATCAAATTATTAGGGAAACAATTAAGGTTTTCTCGTATCAACCTGGTAAAAGCCTGTTAGTAATGAACACTTTTGTGTTTGGCACGGCTAAGGCTAACCTTCGCCAGCGAGTAGGCTATTACGGTGCTGCCAACGGTATTTACTTTGAGCGAAACGGCACAGACCTCTATATGGTTGAGCGTAGTAGCGTAACGGGAGTTTTGGTCAATAACCAAGTGGCACAAGCCAACTGGAACCAAGACCCATTAGACGGGACAGGACCTTCTGGGCTTACCCTTAACTCCGCACAGTCCCAGATTTTATATATAGACGTTGAGTGGTTAGGTCTTGGTACGGTGCGTACTGGGTTTATTATTGATGGTCGTTTTATCCCAGCACATAACTTTAACCATGCCAACTTACTGACATCGACTACCACCTACATTACGACCGCTTCTTTACCTATGCGGTATGAAATGACCAATACTGGAGCAACATCAGGGGCAAGCACTCTAAAACAAGTCTGTTCTACCGCTATCTCAGAAGGGGGGTATACCCTAGCTGGCGCTCAGTTATCTATAGGAAACCCCATCACTAGCCCAAGAACCCTAACTACTGCTGGTACATACTACCCAGTTATTTCTTTACGGCTTAAAAGTGCTAGGCTTGATGCAATTGTTATTTTGACCGCCCTTTCGATTCTTGGTATTACCAATAACGCTAACTATAACTGGCAGGTTGTAGCTTCTGGCACGACAACGGCTGGTACTTGGGTAAGTGCAGGGGCTAATTCTGCGGTGGAATATAACATTACTGGTACAACGTTTACAACGGGATCGGGGCGTGTCTTAGCCTCTGGTTATTTTCAAGGCTCAAACCAAGGCGGTACGTCAGTAGATATTTTAAAACAGGCTTTATTTGCTTTCCAATTAGAAAGACAGCCATTTACAGCCACCCCGTATGAATTAACCTTAATTTGCACGGCTGCAAGTAACGGAGACCAAGTCCTAGCTTCAATGGATTGGGAAGAAATTAGTAGATAGAATAGTCAATAAGATGATAAACTCTAACCCAAATAACCCTAAGAGGCTTGTATGGCAGGCTTAAAATCACTCGCTCAAGAACTTCAAAGCAAAGGTCGCTACGGCGATACCATGCTTGCCCATATTAACCCCTACGAAGCAGGTATTTTACAAGGACTGGGGGGGTCTGGTACTATTAATCCAGATACGGGTTTACCCGAATACTTTGGTGGTTTTTTTAAAAGCATTACTCAACCGTTTGTAGACGTTTGGAAAGGGATTACAAACCTCCCAGTAATTAAAGATATTTCTGATGCTGTAACTCCTGTAATACAAGAGGTTGCCCCATATGCGCCATATATTGCACCATTTATTCCTGGTGTTGGTCCTCTGTTGGCTGCTGGAATAGGTGCTGCAGGCGCTGGTTTTGGTGGGAAAGGTCGAAGTGGTTTTGACTTTAAGCGTGGTTTAATGGGCGGTATAACTGCTTACGGTTTAGGTAATTTATACCAAGGTTTACAAGCTGCCGCTACCGCTGGAACAACGGCTCCTACCGCAGTTGACGTTGCATCTAGTTTAGGCGTTGAGGGAGCTTCTTCCGCTCCTGGTTCACAGGCATCTATGCTTGCAGAAATGACAGGTCCT